GCTCAGATGACTGAGGATGATTTGTCCTATAAAGACAAATACGAAGACCACCAGAGTGTGTTGAATCTTCTCTCCTCGTGTCAGGAGGCAGACCACGACAACCGTGAGATGTCTCGTGAGGCTCATCTGTTCCTTGATAAGAGGGATGGGCAGTGGGAACCGTACTGGTGGGAAGCCAACCAGAACAAGCCACGCTACACCTTTGACAATGTGAATCCCATAGTGGATCAGGTTGCCTCAGAGATTGAACAGGCAGACTTTGACATCCGTGTATCTCCTGCTGGTGGTAACGCCACGAAGGACATAGCCTCAACCTATGACGGCCTGATCCGTAACATTGAGAATATCTCCAACGCCAAGCAAGTCTACTCACAAGCAGCCAGAGGCATGGTTACTGGTGGCTTTGATGCGTGGCGTGTAAGTCAGAAGTTTGCAGATGACAACTCCTTTGATCAGGACATTGTGATTGAGAAGATCGGTAACCCAGTAGACCGAGTATGGTTTGACCCTGCTGCGGAGCTACAGGATAAGTCTGATTCACGGTATTGCTTTGTCTTGCATCCGATGGCGGTTGATGAGTATGAAAACCGATGGCCTGAAGGCTCGGGTGAGTCCGTCCCTGATGACCGTGAGGGCGATGCTTACTACGACAAGGCTGAGGCTATTGTGGTTGGTGAGTTCCTGTATATGGAGTCAGAAGACCGTGAATTGGTAATGATGTCCAACGGTCAAACGCATGAGGTCAATGAGGACTTTGAAAAGATCGTAGATGATCTGGCTGCGATAGGAGTCACTGAGGTTCGTAGAAGGACGCGCAAGGTACACAAGGTCTGTTCAAGGTTCTTTGATAACAAGGATTGGCTAGAAGAAGACCGTGACACTGTGTTTAACAGAATTCCAGTTATCCCTGTGTACGGCAACTTCAAGATATTTGAAGGCAAGACTCTGTACTGGGGCGTGGTTGAGAAGCTACTAGACCCACAGCGTGTATTGAACTACGCAATGTCTCGGTCTATTGAGGAAGGCGCATTAGCTCCACGGGCTAAATACTGGATGACTCCTACTCAGGCTGCGGGTCATGAAGACCAGATAGCGACTCTCAACACCAACTCTGATCCGGTGCAGTTCTTCAACCCTGATCCTGAGTTTCCTGCCATCCCACAACAACAAGGTGGGGCGCAGGTCAATCAGGGTCTGAGTCTGATAGCTCAGTCCATGCAGGGCATGATCAACGCCACTGCGGGTATGTTTGCAGCTAACATGGGCGACAACCCTAACGCTCAATCAGGTGTGGCAATACGGCAGCTCCAAAACAAGGGCGACAATGGCACGTTCAAGTACAGTCGAGCAATGGAGATAGCCATCTCTGCTACAGGCAGATTGATCAAGGACGCTATCCCTAAAGTCTATGACACCAATAGAACGGTCAGAATCCTGCGTGAAGATGAGTCGTATGACATGGCTGACCTTAATCAACAAGTGATAGACAACCAAACTGGTGAGATTGTCACAGTTAATGATCTGTCCGTGGGTTCGTATGACGTTATCTGCAAGGCTGGCCCAAGTTTCCGAAACCGTCAGGAAGAGACGATTGAGGCTATTGTTTCACTGGCTCAGGTTGATCCGTCTATTATGCAAATAGCTGGCGACTTGATGCTACAGAGTGTCAATACTCCTGCGGCTTCACAGATAGCTGAACGTAAGAGGGCGCAGATGCTCCAACAAGGGCTAATCCCTCAGTCACAGATGACCGAAGAAGAAATAATGGAGATGCAGCAAGCGCAGATGATGGCGCAAGGCCAGCAAGCACCAGACCCTGCAATGGTTCTAGCACAGGCTGAGCAACTCAAGGCTGAGGCTGAGATGATGCGGTCGCAGATAGAGATGCAGAAGCTCCAGAACGAGCAGATGAAATTACAACTGGAAGCTCAGAAGCTCCAGAGCCAAGCTGTAGGCGACCAAGCCGACAACGCTATTGATGCCTTCAACGCTGAGACTAAGCGCATGGAGACGCAGATCAAGGCACAGCAAGCTAACGCCACAGTAGACAAGACATCCGCTCAGGCAATGGGCGAGAATCTGGACAACCAGAAGAAGATGTCTGACATGATGGAAGAGCAGATGATGAAGTCTCGTATACCAATGATGTCTGAAGCGGAGTTAATTAGCCTTGCCAACCGTCGCTGAGTTAGCCCAACAGGAGCTATCACGCAGATACTCTCTACAGGGTAGGACGCAGGTAGCTCCTCGCGTTCAGACTATGCAGAACGCCAGACCTACTGTAAGGTCGGCTTTGAGCAATCTGATGCGCGATGCAGTAGATGCAACAGGTCTTGAGGGTGGATACCGTCAGGGGCTTCTCAATGCCGCTGGTGGCGTTGAAACAGCAGTAGACTTCTTGCCTGTGGTTGGTGACGCACTAGCTGTAGAGGACGCATCAAGAGCCTATGGGCAGGGTGACATGGTTGGCGCTGGCATTAACATGATGGGCGTTGTGCCTATCATTGGTGATGCGGGTGTAAAGCTAAGTAAAGGAGCTAGATCGGCTTTAAGAGACCAAGGCTTTACAGAGGGATTTTTCCACGGCACTAAGCAAGACATCCAAGACGGATTTAAGGCTGGATATAGTGACGGAATGGTTTTTGTCAGTCCAGACAAGGAATTTGCTAGTAACTGGGTAGGGAAAGGCAAGTACCAAGATAGAATTGGCGAAGAAGATTTGTTCGATATGAAGCAGGCTGACAAGCAAGCTGTCTGGGATAATCTTACAGCTCAGTATGGAGATTTTGATAACTGGCCTGAAGAAATAGTAGATGAATACTTTGCTAAACAATCCGCTATTGTTAGGCAGTATGATGCGTCTGGCGGTGCTATTTATCCTGTAGCGGTAAAAGCTAATAACCAGTTTGACCCAGAATCAAACCCAGAGATTATCTCTGAGTTTTTAGCTCGAAGAGGACAAGACCCTTTAGGTTCTACGATAGAAAGAGGAAAAACTGATTTAGAGGTTTATCAGGAAGGCAACTATCTGCTGTTTGAAAACAAAGAAATGGCAGATTTTTTAAAAGAAAAAGGCTATGACTCTTTGTGGTTGCGTGAAGATACAACGAAAACAGGTTTGGCAAAGCCGTTTTCTACGTTAGCTGTGTTAGATGAGACAGGGGTCAAGCCTGTATACGATTTTGCTAGAGAGGCAGATACGGCTGCTTCAGCACTGCGCGGCCTAGACATGAACCCAGAAGCCAGAATGCAGCCAAGAATGCTTATACCTGATGCAGAAGAGGGTAGAAGGAGGTTATATAACGCAGGCACTATTGGTCGTGACCCTCAAGGTTATCTTGAGCCTCATACTAGTGATTGGGTAAAAGAAGTTGCCGAAGGCTCTGGGTATGAAGGAAATATTGAGGACATAACTAGCGACCTTGTATATATGTCAGAAAAACCAGATTGGGTAACGAGTATTATTGCCAGAGATATTGGCAAAGATATGGCCGATGTTACTCTTGATGACGTTAGGCGCTACGGTCGGTTGAATATAATAGATGCCGAAATTGACGCTGATGAGATATTTCAAATTGGCGACTATTCACAAACCAGAAAAATTAAAGACATAGCAGGCAATGAAAGAAATCTTTGGGATACATCTTTATATGATGATGAGCGTTTTGCTGATATTCCAATAGGCCCAGAGCCTGACGACTTTATAAGTAATGAGTCCCAAGAAATAACTTACACGCTTACTGGTGATGATTTGGTAGATTTTTTGAATCAGAACCAACCAGACATGATGCAGAGGCTGAAAGACGGCGCTTCCGCAAGTAGCGGGTCTGCATTGCGTGGTTTAGAGATGAACACAGAGCGATAGATTAAACAGCCGCAACCAGCTCTGTAACCATATCATCTAGCTTATCCCACAACTCCTCAATGATAGGGCTATCTCCGGCCCTGTCAGCCTCTATTAGCTGTCCTATCACATCAAACAGAATGTCGTGCATCTGCTCTGGGTCATCTGTCTCAAATACTTCATACAAGTCGCTCATACATCCTCCGTGGCGTATCTCGCCATTAGTTAGCCTAATTTACCTCTAAGTGTTGCTTTTTACCACACTATGCTATAATCGCGCTTAGGCCACCTGACCTATTCAGGGCATTTACCTATAAAGGGCATATTATGAGCAAGCTGCAA